ATAATCTTTGTAAAATATATTTCTATCTACAGTTCCGCTGATGCCAGGTATCTTTGCTTTACTGGAATACTGCCAGCCCACACCAAAGTCCGGCCGGAGTCGTTCCTGTAAAGTACCGTTATCTGATGCCGGATAACGTGCAATCCAGAAATCGTATTTTTTCAGATGGCTACAAATTACATTCAGGTACCAATCCACATTGCAATAAATACCAAATTTATATCCCTCTGCCGTGATAATCTTTTCGAATGCTTCTGCCAATTTATGGATCTGTTCAGCTCCGAGGCTTCTCTGATTATTCCATTCCAGATCCAACCAGACCGGATACTGCAGTTTTCGCCCGTTCAAAACTTCCACTACTTTTCTGGCTTCGCTCTGTATCTCCGCAACTGTCATGGCATAACTGTATTTATATGCTCCGGTTGGAATGTTATGTTTCTGACATCCGGAGTAATTTTTCTCAAAGCAGCTATCAATCACGTTTCCGGCTTCTGTGATCCGGAGTATTGCAAAGTCCATTCCGTAGTTTGCTACGGTATCCCAGTCGATTGCTCCTTGCCATGCTGAAACATCTATTCCTCTTATTTCCATGTCCGTCTCCTTTCACAGAGAAAATAGGGATTAGGGATGATCACTCATCCCCTGAATTATTCGTCCTTATTTGTCTGTTTAATGATCTGATTTACGTATGTAGAAAGTCCCGCAATGAGAATTCCCTGCGTGATTGCTGTAAAGATTGCCATCGCAACGTCCTGGCCGGTCCCGCAGGTACAAGTGGCAAACACATAAATCGCGCAGATTACAATGCTTATTCCACCAAGGATAAGCGGGATGTACTTATCCTTTACCGCCTGTGCCTGTTTGAGTGCCATTCCTACAAAATATAAAGCAATAGCTACTACGATGAGTTCCGGTTTTACATAGTTAATGATCTGTTCCATAGTCATTCTCCTTTTTGTTTGATATGTAATTCATCAATTTCCTGCTTCATTTTGGTCACCATACCATTCCCGCCCAGCGCATGATAGGCATCGTACATTTCGCAGAAGTTCTGGTACGCATACGATGGAATGTTTCCGAACTTTGTATACTTTGCATGATACTCTATCATCTGCACACGGAGCAGGAGCATAGTCCCCTTACTATTTGCATCCCGGTCTTTCTTCTGATTTTTCAAGATCCAGACGATATACCCTAAAAAAACCGGTAATACAATAGTATATGTCTGCATGAGTATTTCTTTCACTGTTTCACTCTTTCTCCGGTTTGCGCCGGCACAATTTTAAAACGGCAATGTGTTTTTTTAATGGCTCCGCTCTTATATTCTCTGGCAGTTCATCATCATCAGTATCCGCATATTTACGGCAATTAAATTCTACTAGATCAATGTCCTTTTCAATCTCCTGCAGAGTTTTATCGCTCTGGCTGTTTGCAAGCAGGACCAGATCAAAGATAATGGACCAGAGTTTTGATATGATTTGTAACTTAGTCATTTACATTTTCTCCAGATACTCTGTGTCTTCGATGCTGTCTGTAGTTCCGTTTTTGATGCCGACATACAGATTTGTTCCGTCTGTATACCAGTAATATTCTTTGATGAGGATTTCTGGTTCAAACACAATTGGATTTTTTTGTGTGCCAGCTGCGTTTTCGTCTTCTACGAGTTCATAGTTAAACCCGGAATCGGTATATACTGGTTTCCACTTGTATCCCAGCTTCTCAGGAAATTCGTTCAATCTATCTCCGAGCTTGTCCAGAGCTTTCTTGTAATAGTCCAGGCTTCCTGCAAGGTACAAAATCACTTCTGTCGGAAGATTCTGCATATCCTCTTTGAGGTTGATTCTATATTCGTCAAATGAATATATTCTATCTTCCAGTTTTACATGCACTGGCAAGTAGAATGTGTCGGCATCTCTGTACGCCATCGGTGCTGTCTTGGATGTTCTTTCACTAATGTAATAGTTTTCCATGTTTTTCCTTCTTTCTTAATTGGTCCAGTCTTTCTTCGAAGTAGTTAAAACTTATATCTGTTGCAAAAGAAGCATGTGTTTTCCAGGAATGATAAGATTTTTCCAAGATTTTCAGGTTCATCTTCCCTTTCGATACTTTCTTGCAAAGCTTATTGAATTTTCTCTTATACGCACGTTTCTTTCCATTGTCCAGCGTGATCCTGCCGTCTGGATAAAAGTGAAATCCTACGAATGAGATCCCTGCTGTCAACTTAATGAGCTGTGACTTCGGATTTAGTTCAAGTTTTAAGGTTCTCAGGAATTCTTCTATGCATGTAGTACAATCTCTTAGATATTCCTTGTCTGGGTGAATCAGGTAGAAATTATCTGCGTATCGTGCGTAATATTTAATGCCTAATTCGCCTGTTATGAATTTATCCAAGGTATTAAGATATAAGCACGAAACAATTGTGTTGATCTGATTTCCCAGTGGGATACCTACTCCTTCTGTAGAATCTATGAATCTATCCAGAATCCAGTGTATGTCTTCGTCATAATAGTAGTCCATGATATCTTTTGCGATATCATGATCGATATTGTAATAGTACTTACGAATGTCTCCCGAGTAGAACCATCCGGTCTCTCCGTGTTCTGTGACGTACTGCTGAATGTTTTCCCGAATTCTTTTCTTCGCCATTCCGGTTCCTTTCCCTTCCTGGCCGCCGTAGTTGTCTTTTATACAAATCTCCGGAAGTTTCTTTTTTAGGATATTATCGCACAGCACATGCTGCACAACCTTATCCCGAAATGTGCAGGCTTCGATCATTCGTTTCTTCGGATACAATACTTCGAAACTTACGTACCCGGATACCTTATATGTCCGATTTAAGAGCTCTTTTTGCAGCTTTTTAAGATTTTCTATTGCGTTTAAAGAAAAATACAGCGCAGATTTCTTATAACTTCTGTTTTTTCTACTCCTTTTAAAAGCTTTGTATAAGTGATCAAAGTCGGTTATTATTTCATTATTTGTCATTTTATCCTTTCGGAAGGGATGCGTACTCTTTTGATGATGGCGCACTGCTTTCCATGCGTATAGCATATATTGTACTCGTTCTCGCTTTTCCATCAAAACGGGCGGGCCGCATTGTTGTTGTTGGCCGCATTGTTGTTCATCGTGCCAGACGAGTTCACATTGCGGACGCCGGAGGTTCAGTACGCAACCCATGTTTATTTAATTATTTGTTCGTTTCTTTGTGTCTGTTCTCCAGTTTCCAAGCTGTTTTTCAATGTCTTCTACGATTCCATTCCAATACCCCGTGCTGCATTTCGGATGGAGTTTTTCGTATGTGAGCTTTATGTAGAACTTAACTTTTCTGCATGATGATATTGCATTTTCAATATGTTTTATTCTGTCGTTTGAAGTATGAGCATTATTTGCGTCGCAGATAAAATCATGTATATCCATTGTTATGCGAATCAGTCTATCCACAAGTGTATATCTATACTTTTGAGGAAAATTTCGGGCATTAGATGTAATCTCAATCGTATGCGAGACTAATTTCTCCGCAGCTTCCTGTACTGGTATTTTTGTTGTCATTAATTATGCCTCCGCATTACGCTGACTATCGTCAGCAAGTATATATGCGCTGTCGCTATCGCTCCACCGCACATAAGTAGAAGTGGGAAGTGAGCAAAACGGGCGGGCCGCAAAGTTGCTGCTGGCCGCATAGTTGACCAACGCGCCAGACGAGTTCACAATGCGGACGCCGGAGGCCGATTTAGGATTTGAACTATTTGCATCCTGCACTGTTCTGAGCCACCAGTTGGATGTGTAAGAGCGGCTTGCGTTGTCCGTGAAGCCGTCGAATACATGCGTGTTTTCCGTCGGCACAGTTACTTCCAAGCCTACCTCATAAGATGACGCCAGCCACATTTTGTCGGTCATTGTCTCACTACCACCACCATCGTTTGTATCCAGTACGCATTTAATTTTTCTAGGGTACAAGATTTCTTTTTCATAGTCTGTAAATTCAGATAAGAATCCGGCTTTCTGAGTCGCATACGATGGAGCTACATCGTAGTCATGCTGCTTTGCCCACCATGCTCCTTTTGCCTGATCAGAGTTAATAATCTGTCGTACGGCCGAATACAGGTATCTATTATTTCCCTGATTCTTTCTTGCTGTAATCGGGTTTGCATTGTCAGAAGTGTTTTCCGGCGCATCAGCCTGGATGTTTCCCAGGTTCTGATCACACGCAACGCTTATGAAGCCTTCTTTTTTTGTTAAGGTGTCTTTTACTGCCCAGGTCAGGGGCTGATTTTCGTAGAAGCCGAACTTGATTTTATCATCCAGTTCCAGCTCTCCGATGGTTTTTTGACCGGTTCGGTCTTTATATTCGACTTTTACGCTGGCCCCATCTTCGATCGCCTGGTACTGTGTCTGGGAGTTGTACGGGAAGATGCGGTAGTAGTAAGTCTTGCCTCTTGTAACATCTGTGTCTGTGAAGGTCGTGTCTTTTACATTGCACACGGTGTCTCCATCTGCGGTAGTTGCAGGGAAGCCGGTTTCTTTTTTCTTTATTAGATACCCTGCCGCCGATACATCTGTCCAGGTTAGCTTGATGCCGAGAGTTTCCTGCAAGGTATCCGCAATGATTCGAGTCTGTTCCGGAAGGCTGCCGGTAGGATTTACCGCAGAAGGAATCTGTCCGATCTTTTCTGCATAAGAATTAAGACTATCTGTATCTGTAATAGATACGCCCTTGTTTTCAATTGCTGTACGAATGTTCTTCTTTGCGCTTGTATAGTATTCTTTCAATTCTGCATCCACGTCTATTGTTTCACCTCCTGTTGGAATTTCTACTGTCATTTCTTCGGATCCGTCGTATTCTCCTGTAACAGCTCCGGAAAATATAAGCTTTTTCGGATTAGAAAGCTTTTGGGGAATGCTTCCTTCTACTTTTTTGAATTTTTCTCCAGTCGCTTTTGCATCTGCTGCAGCCCCCTTTTTCGTGAGAGTGCTGTCGATCTCTAGAGAGCTACCACTGCTGGGTGGATCTGTCCATTGTGTGTCGTAATTATTCGTAGATTTTTTCGTCAACATCTGACCAGGCGTTCCGCCAGTCGGAACGCCTTCACCTGGATCACCTTTTAGGCCTCGTTCTCCTGTAACACCAGCTTCTCCCTTCTCACCTTGCGGGCCAGCCGGACCCACTGGTCCTTGAATTCCCTGCTCACCCTTTTCGCCTGTCGCTCCGGGCTCGCCTTTGGGACCAGGATCTCCTTTGGGTCCTTGTACACCGGGTTCGCCAGGATCGCCCTTTTGTCCTGCTGGACCTTGTTCTCCTTTCGCTCCTGTGTCGCCCTTTTCGCCCTGTGGTCCTGGGCTGCCTGCCGGTCCGGTAATTTCCGCTAAGGTGACCAAGTCGGTCCATTCGCTGTCACCTGCATAACGCCACTGGATTGTAGTTCCGGATTTTTGTAGCTCGATTTCCCTTGCATCTGCTCCGGAGCCAGAGCCGTTTCTGATAATCACTCTGGACAATTCCTTTTCCCCGGACATGAGTTTGAGGACGCTGTTCTTATAATCAAGAGCGTCCGCTTTTCCATCCGCGATCTGATTTACCGTCGACATAATGTTTTCCAGTGTTGTCTCTCCAGTGCCGCCAACAGCTTCCGGCTTTGGACGTGCTTTAACCGGAATCTTGATGCGGCACTCGGTGTTTCCGGAATTCCTAGTCGTCAAAAAGACAAACGCATAAACGTTATAATTTTGATCGCTTTCTTTGTTTTCCAACATGGAATCCGGGATAATTACATCTGTGACGTTGTCCTTTGTGACGCCAACCCTAGTTATTGACTCCCCACCTGTGTCTGTCAGTGAGAAATGTATCTCCACCGCTGGCGGCAGGGTGAGTCCCTGTATTCTGAGGACTTGTCCGTAATCGTACTGCCATACATTTCGAATCCGACAATACTGCTCATCGTCCTGGAATACTGCCGTTACTATGTTACTCATGTTTACCCTCCAATTGTTCCTCTAATTTGCTCAGTCTTTCGTTCAGTGCGTTCACTGTATCTTCCAATGTATTAATTTTTTCATTCTGGTTCTGAATAACTTTCATCATTGCCGGAATCATTACACGGAAATTCCAGTCTTCCGGTTCTCCTGCTTCGTTCAACTGTGTTGCTTCCGGGAAAATATCGTAAATATCTTCGGCATAGAATCCAGGTATTTTTTTGCCACTAAGCCAGTCAGCAGGATCCAGATAGCCTTCTTTATACTTGAACCATACAACAGGTATACTTAGAATCTTTTCTGCTTCCTCAATAGTCATATTCGATACATGATCTTTGTATCTTTTTGAAGAACTTGACAAATAGGCCACACTTGAACCATCGGAAGCAAATACCATATGTCCACCAGAACTTACATGTTGCAGATTAAAGAACTGAATCCTGTCTGTTCCATCCGAAATACTACTTGTCCCGCAATATATCTTTAGTCCTTTTCGTATTACTAAAGCGTTTGATTCTGATGTTAAAGTAGCATTTCCTATCTGAATCTTTCCAGATGCGTATAGCTTAATTGCACCATTGCTTGATTGCAGATATGTGCTATTAACAGTCCATCCACCAAGCTTCGCTCCAATAGCATATAAATCAGTAATGCTCAGCTTGCTCGCCGTAATGCTGTCAGATTTTATGTATGATCCATTTATATATACTTTTCCATTCTGTAAATAAATCCCCTGTGTCTGTCCATTATTTGTCAGAATGTTAAATATCTGTTCCTGTGTCAGGTCACCTGCATCTTTACCATCTTCTCCGTTGGAACCACGCACGCCAATGATATGCGGCGTTGTGCTGCTGGAAGTACCGTTTGTGTAGTAAGTTGTCTGATATGACCACAGATACGGCTCACTTGTTGTTGGGCTTTGTACTGAAGTTGTCCATCCACTTGTATATGTATATACATAATTGGATTCGGAAGTTGCGAGATAATAGGTTGTGACAGAGGAAATGCCATTTCCTGTAGCACCGGTTGCACCTGTAGCGCCCGTAGCACCAGTGGCACCAGTCTGTCCCTGTATTCCTTGGATTCCTTGCTTCTGCTTTGCAATGGCAAATATCTTTTCGGCTGTCAGGCTTCCTCTTGTCACAGTAACTTTTACGGTACCTGTATCTGCTCTTAACCCGGTAACTGTATACGTTTCCCCGGAAGAACTACCATACACCCCACTTGATGCGCTCCATTGAATAATAGATGTTTTTGTAACATCTTCTGAGCCATAGAGAACCTTTACAGTAGTGCTGCATGATGGAAAAGAAGTATAATCCCCATCTTCATCTGTTGGGATTCCCTGATATTCATTCGATAAGATCACATTCAAAGTCCTGAATTTACCAGATTCTGCCGCCACAACATCACTGATATTTTTTCCTTCCAGAGAAAATTCGGTTGCTTTAATATAGACATTCCCATCATCATCAATTTTCAATGTAACCTGTCCATCTTTGTCTGTGACATTCAGTCCTTTACCATTGATCAGTTTTCCTGCTAAAACGCCAGACAGGATATAGCTTGCATTTATATACAGTTCACCGTCCTGAATATAAATACCTTTATTTTTCCCATTGTCGGTCAGTTTATTGAATATTTCAGGCTGTCCCAGACTATTATCATAATTATCAATAGCGTCCTGCACATCGTTACTGTCTACATATCCCGGGAAAATCCAGTCTGTTGAAACAAATGTTCCATTTTCACGTGCAGTCTTGCAGATTTTGACCTTTCCTTTTCCATCTTCCAGGGACGTTACCCACATGTCACCTTCGTCATATGGCGGCGTAGGTGTAATCAAAAACACTCGTCTCTTCCCGTCTGCGGTATCTTGTGCCGTTGATGCAGCATCAAGTGCGGCTTTTATGTCAGGATCATCAAAGTTTTCCCAACTATAAACATCTTCAATCTTGACGAAACGGAACATTTTCTTAGTAGTGGTATTGTAGAAAATATCATCAAGGTGTTTATCCTTTGCGTCTGTATCAGCCCATTCAGATGCAGGCACATTCTCAAGTGTGGGATCATATGCGTAAAAGTACTGAGTACTTACGTCTATACCATCTATTACAACTGAGTCGACGTAGTTCTTTGCCGACTCTTTAGCTATTTCTTCAAGAGTTTTCCCCCTCAACTGAAAAGAATTTGCTACAATATCTACACGCCCGGTTGCAGTATCAGCTTTAAACATGATGTTTCCATCAGGAGCCAGAACAGTAAAGGCTCCAGCATTGATCCAATCCGCATTAATCCCAATACTATTCAAAATCTTTGTTATCATGGTACCATCTACGAGAAGCCCTGCATTCCATGTATTACCGCCGTCTGTACTTACTGCCCATCCTTTTCCATTAAGTTCAAATACAACTTTTGATTCTTCTAATGTCGGATGGTCACACATATAATACGCCTTGCTCCCATCTTCTAGCGTTTTGATAACCGGATAAAGACCTGCCTGTTCTTTCATTGCTTTTTCCAGTTCTTCCATAGCCTTTACCCATTCAGTTTTATTCTTACTCAAATGTTTTCGCAAATACTGATAAATTTTCGTTGCTTCTGAAAATCTTTCGGCACTATTACGTAGTGCTGATTCTGCGTCATTTGACATTTGATTGTCCGCATCAATAGAAAATACAACATTGGTAAAAAAAGTCTTATATGACTTTAATTTACGGTCATATACTATTGCACCGTCACCGGCTTCAATTATAGGGTTCTGTAATGCGCTGACATCCATTGGCCTGAATCTCAAACCAACTACACGTCCGCCAATCATTGAAACAATCTCCGCGGCATTGTCCTTATTGATTAACTTATTCCCCTCAATAACAGAAGCATATCCGTCTAGTCCAGACTGAAATGTTACCTGATTAGAGTTCTCATCTTCAGTCACAACCCTTACACATGTGATTACAACATCATCCATGTCCACATTTACATCCGTGACAACATTTGTCTGTAACGTATGTATATTTGTACCTGCCGACAAGTCAGACATATTATACCAACCAGCTGACAGCTGACCACTTTTATTACATTTCCAAAAATGCCCTGAAATCTGACCAACCCACGCCAAAACATCACGGAATGTCATAGTGTTATCATCTGGTTTTTCTTGAATTGCATAATTGTAATACTCAAACTGTAGAGAATCTGTTGCTAAAGTCACACCGCAGCACCTACATGCATCCTGTACAATCTGTAATAGCGTTGCAGGATATGTAAGATTGCTCTTACTGTAATTAACATCAAATTTATGCATGTTGTCCAAGCATTCCAGTGTAATAATATCACCATCATAGCTTGTATCATTTACTGTAAACACACCCTTAGAGACAGCTTCAGTCTTACCAGATAAACTCAGTGACACTTCTACATTTGAGATTTCAGCGCCTGTAAAATCGTACTCAGTAAAATCATCATACATATTGTTCAGTCTTAATGTGAACTTCTGAACTATTGCTGAACCTATATCAAAACCACCCGTACTAGATGTGGAATCATCAATTACAAAACCATTATCCCACAGTTGGCTGTCATCAATGGGGATTGACTTGCCAGATGCTAATGTAATTGTACAGGATCCTGAAAAATTTCTGTTATCATTTTCTAATGCCGCTTTGAATGCGGCTGATGCATTAATCATTTTTATTACCTCTCAATCACATCAAAGTCAAGTGTGGAATAACGCTCATGACCTTTCGCCCACCATTTCACATTTGCTTCCATATCACCTGTATAAAATTCTTTTGTTACGTCAGTACCAACTAAAGGATCCCAGTAAGTTACCATTACATATTCTGGATCAAATGCAATAAGAATCTGGTGTACCTGCTCTTTTGTCAGATTTACCCAACCAAGGCTCAGAGTGCGCTTTTTTGCAAGCCTGTTCTTATGCATCTTAACATCCTGTGTTCTTCCTGCATTCTTCGCAGATACATCTGATTTTTTCCATTTAAACTTGGAAACTTCCTTGGGTAGTGTCACACCACCCACTTTGATTACAATGTTGTCCATGTGACACCCCCTGTCAAATTGTCTCAGTTACCGCAAAACGGTAATCATATTTCTTTTTACCCTTGCGAACTACCTTGTACAGTGTTTCGCTGTCAGCCTTCAGTGTAAATTCAAGAGTAACTTCTTTTTCAGAATCATCCCTTTCAAGGATTCCGCTGGCATTGAACGCATCAAGTACAGCTTCAAATACACCATTCTTGATACCATCAACGATCTGGTTATTGTTGGCTACTGCATTTCGTTTTCCCATCTTACCAACCATCTCAGGTCCTGCTTCGTTTGCAATGAACAGCTGTCCCATTTCTGGAAAACCACCCTTTGCGTACCATTTCAGATTGAAACGTGGTAATGAGAATGAGAAATTACCAATACGGATACTACCACCTGTCCAGTCCCAACCGATATGTGGCATAGGAATATGAACACTTGAAAATCCGTTTGCAAAGTTCTGAATGATACTTGATCCTATATCAAACAGGTTTGGAATAGCATTCCTGATTGTCTCAGGAAGTGTACCAAGAACACTGGTGAATGTAGAAACTTTTTCATTAAATCCATCTTTCAGACCAGAAACAATGTCAGAACCTTTCTGTAAGACCTTGTTCTTGATATTTCCAATTGCTTTCAGTACTTTACCTGGAATCTCTTTAATATAATTCAGGAACTTGCTGATATTATCTTTCACACCTTTCAGCAGGCCATCAATGATATATCCACCCTGTTCAGCCATAACAGTTGACGGTGAATGAATACCAAATGCAGCTGTAAAACCTTTCATGAATGGTGTAAAAATATGATCTTTTATCCACTCTGCAATTCCAACAACGGCATCCTTGATACCTTTAAAGATTCCTTTGACAACATTTCCACCACATTCTTCAATCTTCTTCTGGAAGTATTTCTGAGCACCAGAAACTGCATCAGAAAGAAGACCACCAAAAAATGCAGATAGGCCACCAAATGCTGCACCAATAAGCTCAAAGAAACCATCAGCTATACCATTCCAGTCAATAGCAGCTAAACCATCACGGACTTTTTCACCAATTGTCCACCAGCCAATACCCTCAATTGCAGCTATACCAAAATCAAAAACACCCTTGATTCCATCTGATATAGTTTGTCCTAAATCGACAAAATCAATGGTATTTACTGCATTATTGACAAAATCTGCAAGTGCTGTACCAGCACCTGTCCAATCGAAGTTATTGATGGCGGTATGAAAGAAATCCAGAATAGTATTGATACCATTACCGAAAGACTGACCAACTAAAGCCCAATCAGTTGTCTGAATGAAACTGTTAAGAGTATCAGTAATCCCTGTCGCAATATTGCGCACAGTTTTCTGTATCAGATTCCAATCAAGCCCTTCCAATGCACCGTTGATACCATTGCCGATTGCATCCCCCAGGCTTTTCCAGTGAAAATTTTCGGCAAATGTATTTGCCATACCAAAAGCGGTATTGATACCTTGTGCAAGGGTATTACCAACCAGTTTCCAATCGACAGTCTCAAGGAAACCATTCAGAAAAGTGGCAACACTCTTTGCAATCTTGTTACAGGTGTTCTTGATCTTATCCCATGGAATGCTGTTCAGTGCTGAGTTCAGTTTATTGCCAACCATAGCACCGATTTCTGTAAAATCAGCATTCTTCCATGCCTGTTTAATCATGTCGGCAATCCCTTTAATCTTTGAAGGAATGCTTTCAGTCTCAAACATATCTGAAGGTGACAGACCACCTGTGTCAGCTATTCCACTGTTACTGTCAGAACTGCTGTTATCATCCATCTTATTGATCTGGTCAAAACTCAGAATGGTACGTTTCAATTCCTCATTTGCCTTTTTAGCATTTTTAGCTGAATTGGCATTACTGTTCAGGCTCTTGGCGTAATCCTGCTGAACTTTTTTCGCTTTGATGTAAGTTGTTTTACCGGTTAATGCACTTGTCAACTGACCAAATGTATTAACTACAGAAATAATCTTCTGGATCAGTGTATTCAGAATAGGTGCGATCACATTCAAAATAGGTGCAAATGCCGCCGCAAAAGCATTTTTTAACTGCGTCAGTGACGACATCAACATTGAAAGACTGTTATTTGTCTCTCCGCTATACTGAGATAGATTTTTAAATCCATCAACCAGTGCACTTCTCAATTTATTTACCAGAGTAAAAAGTGACCTGATGCCGAACGCATATTTGAGAATGTTTTTTAATCCACCGCCCAGTCCACCAGATGCTGATTTTGTTGCACCTGTGAACCTTCTTAAAACAGGAATACCGCTTGTAAACTTCTGTATGAGTGCAGCGAATGCACCAGATGTTTTTTGAATAGCACCAGATGCTAAAGTCTTAAGGCCAGAGCCAACACCTGAAATCAACTTTTTCAAACCACCCCAGCCCTTTTGAACAGCGTTCAGCCCCAAATTTCCAAGACCTAACGCACCTTTCCCAAGTCCTTTAAAGATTTCTTTCGGTATAGAATAGCCCCTTGTAAATGCAGTACCGTTTGACTGCATTTCAGCCATTTCATTTTTGTACCCTTCAATCTCATTTTTGGCTCCCTGAATGTCATACTGTAATGACTTCCACGCTGAACTGTTCTTTTTCACACCAATTGCTTCGTACTTTTCCTGTTTTGCAATCAAAGAACTAAGCGTACCTTCTGCCTTTTTCATACCGGACTGCAATTCCTGAAAGTCCTGTGTAGGTACTTTTATTCCGGCCTTCACCTGATATTTAGTAATCGCCTGTTTCATTTTCTGGAACACAGAAACCTGCTTTTTCACTGACTCTGTTGCATCATCCATTTTCATAGCCTGTTTGACTTTTTGTGTTTCAGACTTAACAGAATCACTGACATTTTTAGTCACTTTCTGGACTTTTTCCATCTCTTTCTTGTAAGAAGCTGTGGACGCTTCCAGAATAACCTTTAATTTTGCAAGTGTGTCACCCATACATTTTCACCCCCTTCCTGACAATAAAATAAGCAGGGTTACATTCCCTGCTGCCTTCGTCTGTTAAATTCATCAGCCCACCGTCTGCGCTTGTCCCTGTAATCGGCAAGTTCTGCTTCCAGCTTCTGATGTTCATAATTTTCTTTATCTTCTTTGAATGTTTGTGGGTAAAAATCCCATGGATTACAAAGTTCAGTCTTTTCATTGAACAAGGTTGAAAGGTTCAGTGTCAGAGCCTTTGACAGAATAAAGTTATCACTGATCTGCTGTTTCCTATCTCTTGCTCTGCATCTGACATAACTTTCCATCATATCCATGATCTCATTTAAAGTGGAATCCCAAAATAATTCAGGCCGTATTCCACAGTCTAATGCATCCGGGTAAATCGCCCACAAATATTCGCTTGTAGTTGTTACAGTTCTTCGTCTGTTGCTTCCAGAATTTCCGCTGCCATCTTCGGCGTAAAAAAACCAGATACCGCCAGAGTCGGAATCACAACATTTTTGTACAGATCAATCTGACTTCCACCCTCTTCAACATATTTGTCAAACAGGTTCAGAATATCATCATACTTAACCCCATGTTCCCACGGAAGCATTGCCGCCTGGATGATAGTAAGCATTACAGATAATGCCGGCATATCATCCACCAGATGCATGATATTACACTTGTATTTATTTTCCAGCTTTTCAATATTAGATGCTTTAAGTTTCAGACAGTAATCTCTGCCACCAATAGTCCAGTAATGAAAAGGCTTTCTTTTCTTCTTTGCTTCATTCAAATCTACAACTTTTGTTTCTTCCTGATTTTTTACTTCTTCATCTAAACCACCCATGTTATATCCTCCTGAATTTTTTATAAAAGACCCAGCATTATGCCGGGTCTGTATAAGTAATATCTGACTGTACCATCATGGTCACTTCAAATTCGATAGCACCATTGACACCGCCACCTGTACGCTTAACAGATACCTGAGCAGCAAAATCAATTGTGCTTTTATCGGCATCAGTTTCACGAAAATACAGTGTCGTTCCATCTTTATCTGCCTGTCTTAACACACGATATGGACAATCCGCTTTTGAATTATCATATTTGAATTTATATGTCATTTCAGGCAGATCACCGATACCTTTTTCATACTTCTTATGTGGATCAGTCAGGACCGTATTATCCACCTTTTCCGGATCTGATCCAATATCCGGAATTTCTTTTAAACCCGGAAGGTCTGTATAAGTTGTTGAGCTTCCGGAAGGGGCAGTTTTAGAATAGCCCAGTTTTGCTCCATTTGCTAACATTTATCTTCACCTCTTTCTTAATTCCAGTACACTATGTCGGAACTCATATCAATGATTCCTTCATAGCGCATTACTTTATGTTTCAATCCGCTTGGATCTGGTGCATCACCGCAATAGGTTCTCACCAGACCTAAAGCAGAAACAGCAACATCAACTGCAAGGGCTGTATCAGATGTGCTCTGGTTGTGCCATATATCAATTTTATATGACACCTTAGCCTTCTGTTCAGCGTTGTCAGTACGTTCCCACACGCTGTTATTTTCTTCTACATATTGAATAGTTGGGAAATTCGCCCAGTCTTTCGGATATGTGTCTGACACATTCTCAGTAACGGTGAGAAGTGCTGCATATACCTGATCTTTTACATTTTTCATTTTCCCTCCAAATCCGCCCTGAAAGTTGCTTTCATTCCTTCCAGGATTGTTTCCTTGTTATTTTCCAATGCCGGATACATAAAAGGATGCGCCGGCTGTCCTGTACACTGATAGAACCGTCCTTTCGGAGTATCAATATAGAACCAATGGTACTTTTCTGCTACCCTCTGATCTATCTGGCTTTCATGAATCCACCAGGGGGACTGTGTATAAGCCGGTGTGATATCCGGAGCAATTCCTTCATGCTGGTCCTGTCCTTTGGGTCCAGTGCCAAATTCCACATAAGGTGCATACGCCTTATCTGTCCAACAAGCTCCCACAATGGATTCATTCTGCTCTGTGACCTCAGAAAATATGCTCTGTTTGAGTTCTCCTGTATCAGTTGGGCAATTTAAGGCCGCTGCTGATCTGACTGTCTGGATTGCTGACGCTACCGCCTGTCTGGGATTTAGTTGTGACATTGCGTTGAGTTTCTGTTCCAGTTCTCTGGTTCCGTCTATACTCATATCCGTTCCACCTCCAGTGTAAGGAAACGATATGGTTTGATGGATATAATCTTATAATCCGGCTTATGATCCTGATCTGCATACAGACAGATCCCATCTAATTCCTGCAGATCTGTTCCATCCTCAAAGATATAGTGAGAATTCCCTTTTTCATCTGTCCTGATCTTATATTTCCCATCAAGCCGCATATTACGGATATAACTCAGACGCTGACCATACTGCTCTGCCTGAGCTTTTCCGGACGCCGGCCAGGATTCTCCGGAAATGGATGAGGCAGTACCATATTCTTCGTTGGTACTGCCTTCTGAATCCTTTGTTATAATCCTCTTTTTATGATAATAAGTCTGAATCCTGTTTCTTCGCATTCTCATGAGTTATTCCTCCCACTCTAGCAAGACGGTATCTGTTCAAAATGTCATAGATCTGTCTGGGAGCAGATTCAAATGAATAACTTTCCCCACCTTCGCTTCTGGAAGTCTCGCCTTCTGTCCCCATCCTGTTCAAAGCAATAACTGCAAGATCTCTCACTGCTTTTTCCAGAGGCGTAATGATCACGCTTCTGTTTGTATATCCTTTTACAAAGTCTGAAGCTTCTTCCAGATAGGCTTCGATCAGTTCTTCATTGGTTTCTCCTGTCAGGAGCTTAACTCTTTCTATGTCTTTGGCTTCTGCCATATAATCACCCTTTCAGGATATTGATAAGATCCTGTTTTGCTAAGGCGGAAACTCCTGTGAGTCCTCTTTCCTTAGCCAGAGTCTTTAATTCTTCTACGGTCATTTCTTCAATGTTTTTCGTGGCTTCATCAGCAGAATTTGATGCTGTTTTCTGAGATACAACCTCTACAGGTTTAAATCCATCATTCATCAGCTTCTGAGCAGTCACTCCCTCTGCTTCTCTTTCCACGTTTTTTCTGATCAACCTCATCCTTTCGCCTCCTGAATGCTTAAATAGATAGAATCCAGCTTATTATCCAGAACCCAAATATCATGGAAACGGCGATAGTCCATCTGCCATGCATTCAGTTTCTGGTTGATTGCCGGGTCAAAGATACGCATGATATCCTGTTTGGTTACTGCGATCGGTGTGGTTGTCGGACAAATGAAGAAGTTCAGATTCTTAGCTGTACTACCCTTCTCGTATCCCCCTTTTTCCTGACCATCTGTCTTGCCATCATTAATCTTGATTGCTGTGTACATACGGTTGGACGGTGTAGAAATCAGCGGAACGCCATCTACGGACGGTACCTGTGTGTCAATGCCGCCTTTAGAAAATGTTACTGCTGTAATCTTTCCTGCAAGCTCCAATTCCAGTTCCATAATGAAGTCTGGCGTTGCCTGGCATACAAGCGGACCGTTGTATCCTTCTCTGATTGCCTTAATGCCCTCTTTTACTTTACGCAGGGCAGATGTTCCTGTTGTTCCTGGAATATAAGAATATCCGATCATTCCAGCTTTATTGGCGGTGATTGTTTCTGTCGCAATCTTTGAAATACGATATGCATCAATCTCCGGAACAACCTGCACTCTCTGAAATTCTCCCATGACAGCTCCTGCCGTAGTTACAAAGTTATTTTCATTGATATCCATCGGATCAAGCTGGAACAGGCGTCCACGGTCCTGAGTCATTTTTCTGGTTTCATATTCCAGAGTAACGGATCCTCTCTGATATCCGTTATCACGATCATAATCTCCCATTCCAGATACGCTCATCTTCGGAATTTTAACTTCTGCTCCGCCGTTATAGATTACCTGTCCGGCATTGGCATCCATCCAGCCGGTTGTTGCTTCCAATACCGCAATCTTATCAAGCTGATTCTGAAATAAGGTTGCTGTTGCTAATGTATTAATTGCCATATGTATTCACTCTCCTTTAATAAATGCCCATCATTGCATTGAATATCTGCTTTTCAAGGGCTTCCTGTGCATCTGTTCCTGGTGCTTTCTTCGGTGGCTTTCCACCTTTCAATTTCTCTTCCACTGCTGACTCTACCGCTTTCTGGAAAGCAGTTTTGACCTTTTCCATGGACTTCATGCAGGAATCTGCGTCTGTATAATCCAGAACTTCTGCAAGTTCTACCGGAAGATTGTCGCTGACCAAGGTATTCTTTGCTTCTGCCATCAGTTCTTTTCTGGTTACTGCTGCCTCTCTGGCAGTCAGATCCTTTTCTCTCTTCTGCTGCAGATATTTTGTTTTTTCATCCTCAGTCATCTTTGCCAGTTTCTCTGCCTCAGAAAGCTTTTCATCTGTCATTGTCTGCCATTTCTTCTGTTCATTGGAAACTGCAGTGTTGATTGCCTTCTGCAGTCTGCGGTCAAATTCTGCCTGATTGTCTCCTGTTTTCAGGAAATCATCAAAGGATGGTGGATTGTCTGCACCGCCCTGATCCGAACCACCATCTTCACCGGCTCCGCCGCCATTCCCGCCATCTCCGGTCCCAGCATCGTCTCCTTCTGCGAATAACTGCAGGTTCATTGGAACTTTGCACATTGCTTTTACTAATCTGTTTCTCATGTTATTTCCTTTCTGCCCAGCCTATTCGTTTTCACGCCCGGGCCATTCAGTTTTTGGAGTAACCCGCTTCTTTTACGTCTGACGGAAAAAGACACAAAAATAAGACGCTTCACCCCCGCGTCTCAAAGGGAGATGCATGGATCACCTATTCCTTTCCCTTGTCTGCTGCTTTTTCAGTTTCTTTTACAATCTCGGCAACGCCTTCATGAACCAAATGATCAGCTCTGGCTTTGTCTACTTCCAGAACTGTTCCTGCTTCAATGATCTTGTTCAGACGTACATCGCTGTAACGTTTGATGCATTTTACTTTCATCCTGCTCACCTCCTCCCAGTTGCGCCGGCGCAAATTCTTAAAAATGGTATAAAAATACCACCTGTCATTTATGACTGGTGGTTATTCTTTAATGTTTACTCTTCTGAATTGTTAATAACTCTTTCTATATCTGCTACTGTTTTATCATATAAAGTTTCCCAACTTTCTGGGGAATTGCCTATATCTATGATCAGGGAACCATCTGGAAAAACTTCCATAACGCTGCCTTCTCTTCCGTCTTTCAGGAGAACTGTATCAAATTCTTTTATTTTCATCTACTTTACCTCCTTGATATAGGCACTCGCCATAGTTACACTTTTATCATCAGCAGACCATCCAACGACAACATTTGCAGGAGTTCCTTTTAATCCATATAAAATAATCTTTTGCTCATACATATGTTTTCCATATCCATTTACGCCTTTGCTTAGTGCTGGATACTGCGGTGCTCTTGCTATAATCTGCTTTTTCAGGCTATTCCAGTTTTCAGCATCGTATCCAAGTCTGCTCGAGAAAGCATCTCCTTTTGCAAGTCCTTCTGGATGTGATCCTCCGAACAGATACTTTTCAAATTTGGCATCTGCTGCCATTGCATTTTCTGCATTCGGCAGTTTCAGCTCCGGATGCTGTAACAGCTCATTTCTTCTCTGATAATCAAGCTTTGTGAATCTCCATTTCTCAGTATCATTATACTTCATTTCCTGGAAGTCTGCAAAACGTTTCGGCGCATCTTTACCGAGGATTTCCCGGTATCTTTCATACTGTTTCTTGTCTGAGGCAGCATTCTGAACGGATTTTTCTTCTGCTTCTGCCTGGCATTACCTTTTACATATTTCTTATACCATTGATCATATGTCATATTTGCAGGAACTGTCTCTGTGCGTCCTGTTTTTGGATTATAGGCTCTCCGTTTCATGTTCCTTAACTCAGCCTCATCTATGACGCTGATCGTTGTGGATCGGCACCACGGATGCATAGGTGGATAATTCTTTCCTGCTTTCCGGTCTTTCATGGAAAATATCTTTCCATCCAGTTCCCGGCAGATCTTACTGGTTCCGAGGTCCAGAGTTGCAAGATAGCGGTATTTTTCTATTCCGCATTCCTCATAGGATCTCGCAGTCAGTTCTCCGGATAAGAAGCAGCTCTCTGTTCTTACCAGGCGTCTTGCCTGCATAGCTCCTGCACCACAACGGTTCATGATAACTTCTGATGTCTCTCTATCTGTCCTGCCGGTCAGTAAGCTTACAAGTAGTTCCTGTTTCAATGTTTCAGAAAGTTCCTGTGTGTTCTTCCAGATACGCTGTGAATAATGACTTCCAGACCAGTTCATGGAAAGTACCTGGCTAATCTGCTTCTGGCTGATATTTGAAAAGCTAAATCCGTATCCCGTCCGTTTTTGGATACTATAGATTGAATGATAATATGTATCTTCGCAAAGGTTCTGAAAAAAACTGGTATCAAATAACTGTTCCTGCTGGTATACCTCCTGCATAACTGTGTCAACTTGCCGCAGGAGATCCTGCAGTCTTTCTATTCTGACACGGTATGCCGGTGCTTCCAGTTCACGGAGAAGTTCCTGCTTGGTCTTATCTGAATCTTTGTTTCTCAGAGCATTCAGCAGTTCTTCCAGGGATGTCTGGTCTTGCATGGTATTTAGCAAATTCCATGCCTGCGTTTCTGATAAGCCATGCTTAGTCATATACTTTTCAAATATGTCCTTGGCTTTATGGGTAAGCAACATAGAGGAGTTTCGATATACCTTTGCCAGCAGATCTGCTGTTTGTTCTGCATCTTCCATTCGATGATACATATCCCAAGCTGCTCTGTTTTCCCAGTAGGAATCATTCTTCATTTACATTATCCTTTTTCTTTTCAGGCGACTTCTCTTCCTTATCCGGATCTGTCTGATCTGGCGGAGTATTTCCCTGCATTCCAAACATTTCCTGCTGCCGCTTCAGATTCTCCTCTGTTTCCTCATCCAGTGCTTTCAACTCATCATCTACATTGTCTACAAACGGAACCTGAGACAGTAATGTCTTTCTGCTTACTTTTCCCCAAAGGTTTGATACGATCTGAGAGATTTCAAGGAGATTCTTTGGCAGTGCTCTGGTGAAGGTCATTGTAATTCCGGTTGGATCTATGCTTTTTCCATGCAAGCTAAGGAAATTACAGAAAATCCGAACACGTTTTCTAAGACCCTTTCGGTAGTATCTGGTCTTTATCTTGGTAATGTTCTCCATTCCAAGTAATTTAAACTCCATGGCTACGCCTGAAACATTGCCGCCGAAACTTTCATCTGTCATGCATGGGATATGAGAAAACTTATGTATATCCTGCTCTATTGCTTTTTTCAGGATTTCCACACCGGATTCATCAAATGTTCTGGTCAGATACTCTGCTTTGGCACCATCTGGTACTTCCAGGACCTTTCGCTTCTTTAACTGCTTCATAGCTACAGCCACACCATCCTTCTTTTCTCCGTTCTCATCTTCTATCTCTTCATCTGCAAGCAATGTTCCGTAGATTGCCAGGATTGCATCTATGAATTGCTCTTTATCAGTGACTCGATCACTCATCAGAACGTTATAGGCATCAATCAGGGGAATCTGCAGTTTAAAATCACCAATCGCCAATTTATTATTCAGATATTCAATGATCGGAATCTCTCCCAGGTAATGAGGGATTGCCGGTTCTGTTGTCTCTTGGCGTATGTTGTTATTCTCAATGTCCAGCTCGTATTTATAATTTTGAGTAACTACAGTTGCCATGTAATGATCTGGGCGCTGTCCGGAATCATCTTTTTGGATATAATAATAGACAGCAAAGAGTTCATTTTCCTCAATACTGTCGTCTTTTACCATGAAGGTATTTTCTGCCGAGAGATTCTTTATACATAAATAGTCTTCATTTTCTTTTGTGTAAATATATTCATAAGCAAGTCCATAGATGGAAAGCTCTAAGCCGTTATCTCCATCTACTTCATCTGCGCCGGCCAGCTCCAGGGCATCTGTCAAATCTGTAATATCACTTTCCGACTTGTAAGATACTGGATTCCCGATAAAATAGCTGCTGGCAGTATCAGCAATATCTTTGGCATGGTTGCAAACCAGTTTATTCTCCCGGTTTGCATCATTTAGAATCTCATGCTTTCCTTCATAATAGGCCATGTTTTTCTGCAATTCGCTTACTATGCTGATATGTTTGCTGATCAGCTGCCGAATCACTTGCTTATCCGGATTCAACTCATTGAATTTTTCTCTTGGAATTGTGAATGTATACATGTTTCTCACATCCTTACGTCTTTTAGTTTGGCAAGTTTATTGCCGATTATGGTACTACACAGGTAACGTGTTGCATCCATTGCGTGATCATGTTGCTTTATTGGCTTGTCTTCGCCTCGTTCCAAAGCTTTTTCATCCCAGATGTAGGAAGCAAATTCTTTTATTGTTTCTATGCAGGAAGAAGCAAATACAAGCTGTTCCAGATTCAGAAGCATTCCTACCAGACGAATTCCGTCCAGCACATCATTTTTTGCTTTGATAACTTTATAGCCGCGCTTTCTAAGCTCCGCAATAAAAGAAGCAGCTGCTGGGTCCACAATAATTGCTTTAATCTTTGTTCCATCCAGCCACTTCTTTAAGTCGTCTGCATATTCTGAATCTGTTTTCTGTTTGCCTTTATCTCTTCCGGAATAGTAATACTCTCGAATACAATACCATTTCCCATTGATTCCTTTGTTCCAAAGCAGGAATACGGTCGCATTCTGAGTACCGTAGTCGCAGGATACGTATCTGTTGCCATTGATCAGTAACTGGAAGAAATCACGGATATTCTGAACATGCTTTTCTTCATCGAACATGTCATAGATAATGCCTTCTGCTGCCGCCCACAAACCCAAAATGTAGCGTTTAAAGAATACTCCCACGTACATCTTTCGGTATCTGGTTTTTACTTCTTCGTCCAGAGACAGGTTATCATCCATTGTGAAATGAAGATAAAGTATCTCTTTTAATCCGGATTCTTTGCCTTCTGCTGCCGCCTTTTGCCTGATCCTACCTGATTGCTCTTTACCCAGATATCCTGTAGATTTATCTATCCAGTTTAATTTGAACCAATGATATGGACCATCTGGATTGCAGTTAAACCAGAACTTGCTTCCCTTTACAGAACAGCGTCCTGTTGCCTGGTTCACAAAGCTCTCTGGCATCAGGGCAACTTCATCAAAGAACACACCTGCCAATGTGATACCCTGAATCAGGTCCTGGGATCGTTCATCCTTACCGCCAAATATGTAGAAATAGTTTTCTTTTCCATTCTTTCTGATGGTTAAAAGGTTGTCTGCTCTGTGGTCCGTGATGGAATAGCCTCTCGATCGGAGCATCAACTTTAGCCAGAACAAAACATTTCGCCGGAAGGAACCAATTGTCTTTCCGCACATGGCAAAGTTCTGACCGTTGAAGGTACTCATTGCCCACATGACAAATGATAAGGACATGCTGATCGTCTTTCCTGATCGGATTGCACCGTCTGCTATGATTCCATCTTTGTCATGTACTAGCGAACCTTCGCACCACCAAGTCAGAACCTGCTTCTGTTTTTGTGAAAACGGAGAAAAATGAAATGTCTGTCCGTTCTGTTTTGCGGATCGGTTCTGTTTCATTTTATTGAGGCGTTCTCTTAATGCTGATATCTTTTCATACATCTACATCACCCCAAACAGATTCTGCAGATGCATTCATAGCATCCAGGAAGCCATCATCTCCAATATCTTCGCTTTGTCCATCCTGTTTCAGAAGTTCAAATTCGAAGCGCATTGTCTCAAGTTCCAGACGGGCATCATCATATCCAAACTTGTGTAAGGTTTCGATAGCTTTCTGCTGCCTTGCCTGGACTCTGGTTAATGCATCCTCAATTGCCTGGATTTGGCCTAAGATTCCTTCGTATTTCCTCAGTTCGGTAGGTTTTCCCTTTTCTATACCGGAACTGTATTCTGTTACTGACATTCCTGAAGGGATGATTTCTCCATCATCCCCTGTTTCTAGATCCTGTTCTTCTAACTGGCGAAGAGATTCTATTCTTTTCAGCATCCGGTGCTCCCGGACTGTCAGAAGACGAATCTCCTGCAGTAAAAGCTGTTCTTTATCTGGCTGTACCATGGCAGCTAACTGTTTTTCTTCTGGATTTAGGGTATCAAAAAAGAGAGTTTCAAACTCTCCTGTTTTAACTGCATTCTTATTTCCAGGTGGTCCGTTGCCACCATGCCCTTCTGCATTTTTGTTTCCAGGCTGACCACCTTTTCTTCTTTTGGAGCGTTCCGTATTTTTACGGAGCGTTCCATTCAATTGTGTATCCCAAGAGTCCTTTGATTTCCATCCTCGGATTGTCCCAGGCGAAATATTCAGTTGACTTGCAATCTCAACCAAATCAATCTTTCCGCCATGTTTTTTATATATTTCAAAAGCTTTATTTCGGTTTGGATCTCTTGCTCTTGCCAAGCCTCACCACCTCTCATTCGTTTCGTTTTTGAGTATAGCAAAAGCAGCCCCGAAGAGCTGCCTTTTTGTATCAATTATGTATTTTACTTTTTATCATCATTCTTTGACTTTGTTCGCCTTGCGCTCTGTATGAATCCAGTAGTAATTGATCCGATTCCTGTCACTCCTAAAAATGCGCTTGAAATCGCTCCTGCGTTTTTAGGAACTAAACAAACCACCACAACACATGCAATTAAGCAACCAATACCTAGTAAAAACGCAAAAATAATTCCCAACAATCCATCTCTGGATTCTGATTCTATCATTTTCTTTTCCATAGCCTGTCTATGAGCTGCTTGTTTTTCTGCCATAGTCATAATCCTATCGGCTGAACCGGGTATTATTCTCTCGTATTTTTCAATAATATCTGGGGGTGGAATTGGACCGCTGAATTCTTCTTTGATAGCCTGCACCACAACCTTTCCAACTGCTGCTGCTTCCTTTTCTATAACTTCAGGTTCTTGAGGATTAATAAGTTCCTGTTCCTTGGTTTCTTCCATAGATTTCTGTGCTTTCTCGGATAAATTTTCCGACATTCTCCCAGTCTCCTCTTAATTCTTCATAATCTCTTTTTCTGTCTTTTGAAAGATCTGGCCACGTTTTTGTACCATAAATATCTATAACTCTTATACATCCACGCAAAAAGCTCTTACTAACTGATATCTTCATATAGATTTCCCCCTTTTAGTATCAAGAACTTTCCCATTCTTCTGTGTAAATATGATAAAATGTTTTTGTGCGTAAAACATTTCCTTTCTTATGTGTGAATACTTTTTCGAAGATATATAATAAGTTCTAGTAAGGTTATTTTAACAGTTTTACAATATAAATCAACAGTTTTTACAATAATTTCATAATTTTTTTTGTAATTTTGATTTATATATTATGCAATTACACGGTATAAAAGTTACTTTCTTGTTTCATACATTTATATATTTTCAAGTTATAAATATAAGTAAAAATCAGGATGGACATTCCGGGATTCGAACCCAGGACCGACCGGTTATGAGCCGGTTGCTCTAACCACTGAGCTAAATGTCCGTAGTGTATTAATTTTTTAATATAGAAAAAGCACTCAGAATAATCTGGGTGCTTCATGAGATATTAATTATGTATTATTGTCTTTTAAATTACATGATTCTAATGTGTTTTTACATATTTTTTCCTCGTCCAGTCCAGACAAGTGTAATGATAATTTTACATATAGTTGATTTTTAACAGTATTTCCTTCTTCCATTTCACGAGCTAGTTCTATCGCATTTTTTATTTTAGAATCCTCTGTTAGTTCTTTAAAAAATTCCGATATTTTTTCATTTGCTTTGTTTGATAATGTATAAAACAAGGCAGCGACTGCCTCCACTACTATTCCCGATACAATACCTGGCCATTGGTCATTATGTGTCCACATTCCATATATAACACTTCCCGTAATAATCAAAAACCCTGCAATACTTCCACCAAAGCTTAACCAAAATGCCATCTTAGATTGCCATAACCTTTGTTTATGGTACTCTTTTTTCATTTGCTCTGTTTCATTCGGAATCATTCCCTTATCAGAAAGGACAAACTTTCCTACCGTCGTCCCTTTATATGTGGTTGTTTCATTATCGTCCATCGAAAGCTTTTTTTCAGTATTACTATTTTTTTCGTTCATGCGTTACTCCTTTTTTATTAAATTGGTTGATAACGCATTTATAAAAATTGTATTTCCACATCCATCGCAAGTAACCGGTATCACTGGGGTAATGGATGAATTAGGTCCTCCTAAAACAAAATTCCCATCGTTAAATTCACGTAATTCAAAAATTTTGTCCGATACGCTCCAGGCTCTTCCACCACACATAGGGCACATTTGGTTTGTCCAATGCGTATTAATATGTTGAATTATATCTTGTCCATCTGGTTTAATCATTATTTTTCTCCCAACATACATTTTTATCCATTTTATCACTTTGCTCATATTATTTCCAGCCTTTCTTTACAACAAGGCGTCCTATATTTCTACAGGACACCTTGTAAGAATATGTATGTTGGTTATTCTCCTTTTGGAGAAATCAGAACATCAGGATTCGAACCTGCGGCTCCATGGCTCACGCTCACTCCCTCTCGGTGAGATGTTCTGGTGATCTGCCAGGTGGGTACTGGCAGTCATCTAAGGGAAGGAGAACTCTGGACAACTTTTCCAACTGAGTTCATTATAATAATATCACAGATGTTGTATGTCATTCTATGTCATCTTGAAATTTTTGAGTGCGGACGAATGGATCCTATGTGTTTGTTTCCAACTATATCCCATTTTCACAGCCACTTCCTCCCATTTCATTCCAAGTATGTATCGCAGTCTCAACACTTTCTGCTCATCCTCATTCTCCATCTGTCGGATCTGTCTCTCAATCTTCTGGTAACATCTCACTCTTTCCAGGCGTTCTTCTTTCAGAAGTTCTATCTGTTCATCCAGAATAGCTGCGTAATCAGACAGATCTGAATGACTGCTGCCATGTGGCATTCCATCATTGACTACCGATGGAAACATCTTATCCAGTCTCAACCTCTGTATCTCATCCAGGATGTCCTGTTCTCTCTTTATTGCCCGCCGGTAGGATTTCAAGTATTCTTTCTTCTGTTCGTTTTCTTCCTGAATTGTAATCTCTGTCGTTTCCATCGGTATCGCTCCCCTTTCACAAATTCTTCAAATCTGTATCACATATTGCTCACATTTTCTGGATATATTATTACTTGTACAGAGCAAAGAGTAATTGCAAATAAAACTTTTTCTTTTTCATACTTTTAGCCGGGAGCTTTTGATAGTTCCCGGCCTCCTTCTTTTTATGTATCATTTTTGCGCCGGCGCAATTCATTTTACAGTCAGCAATAATGGTCTTCTTTCCTCTGCCAGCAAGAATACTTTCTCCAAAAAAATCTTTTTCTTTGCATTTCTTCTCGTGTGAAAGCAACATTAACTTAAATTTCTGATAATCTTCCGGATTGCTTTTCGTAAGCTCTATAACGAGTTCCGCTCCCAAACGATTTATTGTTCTATTCATACCGGTATCTCCTGTCCAAGAAATTTATTAATAAAATACTGCTGTCCTTTGCCAGTAACCTTGGTTGTTTTATTGATTCTCACAGATCCATCCGGATTATTTACCGTACTCTCTTTAATTTCAAATAGCCCAAGCTCCATTGCTTTCTGTGTCGGACTATTCCAGTCAGCTCCTTTACGTTTAATCAAATAGCCTTTTTCTCTCATCCACTCAAATAATCGTTTCTGTCCAATGTCTGCACCGTTCTGTTTCAGCATCTTAGCTAAATCTCCAATCAAAATAGAAGTATGACTGGTTGATACGGCATCTGCAAAAATCTCTTTTGGACGCATACGCTTCACATCTTCCATGAGTACTGTATTATTGTTTTTTAACTTTTCAATCTCTTTATCGGCCATTCTCAGTGCTCTTGCAAAAACCTGTTCTGGAGTATTCCATGCTTTTTCCAAATCTAAAAAATACTGGCGATACTGTTTACCTTTTTCAGAACGCTGAATCATGCAAATCTGCTTTGCCATGTCTACTGAAATCTCATAATCCATAGCTGGTCTTCCGCCTTTTGAGTTTTCGTCATTTTTGACGATAACTTCGGAATAATCATTTCCTGTGCAAAATCCATATTCCAATATTCTTGAAAACCATTTTGCAAATTCTGTTCCAATATCCAACTTTTTATGTAAGTCTCTTGCTGATACTGTTGGTGTCTCTGCTTCATAGTTAATTTTAATTAATTCATTCATCTATTTTTTCTCCTTTTTCTCTTGATTAAAAATGTGGAGTACCTTATACTTATCTTCACAAGGTACTCCTTGTGTTTAAGACAATCCTCTGTGCTGGTCAGGCTGTTGCGGATTGTCTTTTTTTACGTCTCTCCAAACGTTTTCCCTGTATTACTCCATACTGAAATGCTTTGTACATGGAACAATAATAATCTTCTGTACTATTTGTAATCTCTTTCATCATGGAAATACTCAAATTATTAACTGCTTCTGTTATTGTCTGATGTTCCAACATGAACATATCCTTAATGTTTTTTCGATGATTAATAGCAGCATCCAAAATTCTTAATTCTTCTTTCATAGCCATTTTTTCGCTACTATCAATCTTTGTCCTGATTTCTTTTCTTTCCTGCTCATCACATTTTAAATACATTTCGGCAAACTCACGATATGTATCATAGTTTTTATTGTCTCTGTTAAGAACTATGGTGTCTGTCTTTGGCAGATAAAACAAGGTTAATGTTGATATGCTGCTTCCGTCATCCCATTGTTTTAGCATCCCACTCACGACATCCATTGTCAAATCTCCAATACTGCAAGATTTCAGTTTCAGTTCTTTGTTGATTACTTTGTACATGTTTAATACCTCCAATTGATTTTATATACGCATTGTACACTTTAAAGTTTCTTTTGTCAATATTTATTTTACACTTTTATATTTCTTTTAAAACTTTTTAATTGCGTTGTAAACTATATAGTGTTATAATATTGCATACAAAGAAGGAGGTGTATCATATGCCATTATCATTTGGGGAAAAAGTAAAGGTGCTATTAAAGCGCCGCAATATGACCGTAACTGAATTAGCCGCTCTGCTTGGCACTAGCCGTCAAAACCTAACTAATAAGCTTTCTCGAGATAATTTCCAAGAAAAAGAAATGTTGGAAATCTCCCAGAAACTCAATTGTACCTATAAAGGCGCAATTATAATGAATGACACAGGGGAGGAACTTTAATGGCAGGTGCCAAAATCATCAAGCAATTATTAGCCGAAAGAAATGTTAATGTTAACGAATTGGCAAAAGCTTTAGGCATAAAACCACAATCTATGAGTAATAAATTATACCGTGATAATTTCTCTTTTGAAGAAATGTGTATCATATGTGATATTCTAAATGCTGATTTAAAAGCTATAACTCGTGATTCTCAAAAAGAATTCTACGAAATACAGGACACTAATTAATATGAAACTCTCTTTAACGCAAACGCGATTGTATTCTATCTACTCTGGCATAATTAAAGATGTTTCCTTTTAATCCTCTTGGGAATTCTATTGTATAATTTGTCATAATTCATCCTTTTTTTCCTAAAAAAGCATAAAAAATACCAACCACCGAATACCGATGGTTGGTAAAAAAACTATACCAGTTTAATGTATTTATTTCTCATTCCACAACTAATGCAAGTACAAACGGCTTCTATTTTTATTTTATCGTCTTCTTTTCCAATTGCAGTTATGTCAGCTCTTACATCAGGTTTCATATAAGTAATAACTTGTCCCTTTCTAGGACTTGGTATGTATTCCCAGTTTAGGATAGCACCACATGCAAAACATTCATCTTTTCCTTTAACTTCTTTCATTGGTTTTTCCTCCCGTGCATTTGATAAGGAAATTATACCATAACCAACCATCAATATTCAATTATCAAGGTACTACTATTTGTTCCTTTCTTGTTGCTTCCACTCTTCCGTAGTTAATTCGTTTTCCATTTTTTCAAGAAGCCCGGTATACCCTTGCCCCGGCCGGAGGCTGGCTCCTTTCTTTTACTTTGATTTATTTTCTGTCAGATAATCAGAACAGTCTTCTGCGTATTCATAACTGTCCATATCATCACATTTATCTTTACAAAATTCCGCCTCTTCGCAACAAATGCAGCATTCCATTTCCTTGCCTGGATGTTTTGAACAACTTAATCTGCAAATCCCCATTAAACTCCCATCTCCTTAACCAGTTTTTTATTCTTTTCATCGAATCTGACATCTGTGCTCTGTTCGATATCACACATCTTGTTCAGAACGCTCATTTTGCCCTCATTTGCCATTCCAACAAACTCATTGGCAGTTCTTACCACATCAAGCAATCGCTTCGTAGAGAAGCCATACAGTTTTCTCAGAGCCATCATGGTTGTGACAGTGTTGATCGTATTGCTCCAATCTTCTCCGGTATTGAATCCGTCCTCATAAGCTTTCTTTTCCATTTCTTTAAGCTGACTACTTGCATTCTGCATGGCTCTTCCAAACGCCTGTGCAGCCTGATTGTTCTGCGCCAGCGGAAGCTTCCGCTTCTTCGGCTTTATTTTTAATTTGCTACTCATATTTTTTTCCTCTTATCCGATTATCCCTGCAAGGATCTCTCTCTGTTCCCCCATGGCCTTTTTCTTCCGGATGCTCTCTTCCGGCATTTGTAACTCCACACTGGTCTTCACGATCCGGTCCCTGGTTCTTGCATCCACGTTCAGTCCGTCTGTGCTCATGTTGGACGTGTAGATCGTAATATTCCCGTCTTCCATGCGCTTATTGATCAGGCGGAATAGTTCCTGCCTCTGCCAGTCCTTGTCAGCCTGTGCGCCGATATCGTCCAATACCAGTAATCTGCATTCCCGGTATACTTCACTGGGATCTGCTTCGCCCCTGTCCCTCTTGTAGCTGTCTCCGACTGTGTTTATGTAGTCCACAGCTGTGATAAACCTCATCTGCAGGTCATATTTCATCATCAGGGACTTTGCCAGGCAGCAAGCAAGGAACGTTTTCCCACTTCCCGGTGTTTTACTCCAGAGGTATAAGCCTTTCCCGGCTTTATTCCACCTGTCAAAATTTTTCAGGATATCCGTGCACAGGGTTTTTAGTTTGCTCATGTCAATCCTGTATGCAGCGAAATCAAATTTCATGAGGTCTGCATCATGATACTCCGCTGGAACTCCTGTGTTGTCCTCGCTCCGTCTTGCACCTGTACATCTTGTACAGCGTCTTGCAAACATTGCCTCTTCCGGTTCCCCGTAAGTTAGGACTGTTGCTGTGTACAGTTCCCAGCCGGTGCCATGGCATACCGGGCAGTCACCATAACCGGACGGAGTTTGTTGGTTCTGGGTCATTTGCCGCACCTTCTTTCGCATCGTAATTTCCATCAAGGACTTTCGCCATGTTGGAATCGCAGATCAGCCAGTCAAAAGTAGCTGACCAGTTGCGCTTGTTTGCGCCTTTCAGGAAGTCAGAAGCCTCTGCCTTTTCAAACAGTGTCTGGAAGTCATCAAGAGTATACCCTGTCTTCAGCCTTGCGCTGATAGCCTTCTTCCTTGCATCAGACATCTTTACCAGGCGGGGATACGACCCACAAACGGAATTGTATAATTCACGAATCGTGGCATAGATGCTGCTTTCCGGAGTTCTGCTCTCATAATCTCCTTTAGGAGATTTATTATATTCTTCCTTTCTTTCCTTCTTCACTTCTTATATTGTTGTTAGTTG